AAGAAATCGGGATGGAACAAAGTCTGGAAGATGCGTACATCGAGCGAGTCGTCGAACTAGAGAAGGCGCTCACCGATTCGCAGGCGCAGATCGAAGCGATGGAGAAGGCACACGCCAAAGCCAAAGATGAAGCCAAAGATGAAGACGAAGACGAAGACAAAGACAAAGACAAAGACGAAGACGACGATTACGAAGACGACATGATGAAGTCTTTGCCAAAAGAAGTACGCGAACTGTTGGAGAAGGCACAGGGCGAAGCAACTCTCGTCCGTGAGGAACTCCGCAAAGAGCGCGAATCACGCCGCGACGAAGAGTTCGTAGCAAAAGCCGCCACATGGTCACACCTGACCGTCGATCCAAAAGAAGTTGGACCAGCCTTGCGCCGTCTAACAGACATTGATGCGAAGTTGGGCGAGCAGATCGAGAAGGCTCTTGTAGCCGCCAACGCCCAAGCCGAATCAGCCGCAATCTTCGAAGAGATTGGTCGCGGTTCACGCCCAGACGACGGGAACGCATACGCAACCGTACAGGCAATGGCAAAAACCGCTGTCACCAGCGGAGAGTTCAAAACGATGGAACAAGCAGTCACAGGTGTCATCGGAAAAAACCCAGAACTTTACGCGGCTTACCGCGCAGAGAATCACTAAGCACGGAGGAATAACAAATCATGGCATACGAAATCGCGGGTTACGCATTAAAGATTACTCTTCCAGCAGGCGAAGACCTGTCTGGTAGTCAGTATCTATTCGTCAAGGTGAACTCAGCAGGCAACGCCGTTCTTTGCGCCGCCGCCACAGACGCCCCTATCGGTGTACTGCAAAACAGTCCTACCAGCGGTCAAGAGGCTTCGGTCACGGTCATCGGCGGAACAAAAGTTGTCGCAAGCGCGTCAATCGCCGCAGGCATCAAAATCGGCACCAACAACGATGGCAAGGCTGACGCCAAAATAGCGGGAACCGACACAACCGAGTACACCGTCGGACAGGTCATCCTCGCCTCTGGCGCTGATGCCGAGATTCTTACAGCCGTAATCAACTGCGCGTCGCCTAACCGCGCCGCCTAAGTAACACAGGAGCAACACAATGCCACAGCCAACAAGCACACAGGTTCATGTTGATGCGATCCTGACTAACATCAGCATCGCCTACTTTCAGCAGAACCAAAACTTCATCGCGACAAGGGTTTTCCCTGTTGTTCCTGTATCGAAGCAGAGCGACAAGTTTTTCACCTACACCAAGAATGACTGGTTCCGTGACGAGGCTCAGCGCCGCGCCGACGCAACAGAGTCAGCAGGTGGCGGCTACAACCTTGCAACCGACACCTATCAGGCTGATGTCTATGCGTTCCACAAGGACATCGGCGATCAGACTCGCGCAAACGCTGACGCTCCAATCAATGTGGATCGTGAAGCAACCGAGTTTGTGACAAGCCGTTTGATGCTGAAAATGGAGACACAGTTTGTCTCCGCCTTCTTCGGCTCAAGCATTTGGGGTACGGATGTAACCCCAAGCAACTTGTGGAGCGATTACACCGCTTCAGACCCAATCAGCGACATCGAGACGGGCAAGCGCACCATTCTTTCCACGACTGGTTACGAGCCAAACACGCTCGTTCTTGGTTACGATGTGTTCATCAAGTTGAAGAACCATCCTGATCTGATCGACCGCATCAAGTACACTTCGTCAAATGTTTTGACTGAAGATGTGATGGCGTCACTGTTCGGTGTGTCTCGTATTCTTGTCGCCAAGAGCGTCAAGGCAACAAACAACGAAGGCGCAGCACAGGCTTATGCGTTTAACTACGGCAAAAACGCCCTCCTCACCTATGCCGCTCCTTCGGCTGGTTTGCTACAGCCTTCAGGCGGATACATCATGTCTTGGACAGGTATCTCTGGCGGTTTGGGTCAAACGGTCGGCGTATCGCGTATGCGCATGGAGCAATTCAAAGCAGATCGCGTAGAAGCAGAAGTCGCCTTCGACATGAAAGTCATTGGCACAGACCTCGGTTACTTCTTCGCATCAGTTGTCGCCTAATCGTTAGGAGCATAAATCATGGCTAATCGTTTTACTAAAGGCAACGGTCTTTTCGGGTCACTCCGCACTAGCGGCGCCGCACGAGTGGCTGATTTCTCGGTCAACAGACCAGCGGCAGGTACGGTCGCCGATGGCGCGTCAATGGCTCTGTCGGCAACCGATGTGAATGGAAAAACCATTATCGCGGTAACGCCAACTACGGCTCGCAACATTCAGTTCCCTACTGCGGCACTACTCATCGCGGCGGTTACTGGTTATGAGGTCGGCGACACTATCGAGTTCACCCTTATCAACTTAGCCGCCGCCAGCGACATGACTGCGACTGTCAACACTGGTTTGACTTTTGTTGGATCAGTTGCGGTGGTGGCGGCTTCAAGTGCTACTTGGGCTATTCGTATCGCATCTGCAACCACGGTAGTCTGCTACCGACAGTAACCTTCGGTCAAAGTGACCGTTGTGTCCAAGAACGGAAGGAAATTATGGCTTACAGAGTAATTAAACCGCTTCCACAGGCTGACGGTTCAAGTATCGCAACAGGCACCCTCGTCGATGCGTCTAACTGGCTTAATGTTCGGGCGCTTGTCAACACCCGTTACCTCGTAGAAGTTTTAGGGGCGACCGTTGACGCTATAGCGGTAGACCAGTTGCCTCAAACGATTAAATCGGCTACTGTCACGGAAGTTATCAAGAAGAAGGCGGTTATTTAGTGACAATCTCTAACTATGCGGAATTGGCTTTCCTAGACACTTTCAGGAATGTGTCACTCGCCGTTGCACAGCCCTACACAAAGTTGCATTTGGGCGACCCAGGTGAGGACGGCACGGCTAACGCGGCGGCTGAAACTACCCGCAAGTCCACTTCGTTTAGTGCGGCGTCGGCTGGCGCTATGGTCACTTCGGCTGTTGTGACTTGGACTAATGTTTCCAACACTGAGGTTTACACCCATTGGTCGTTGTGGGATGCGGCTACGGTTGGTAACTGTTTGTGGAGTGGTGCGTTCAGCGCGTCGGCTTCGGTGACTGCGGGGGACACTTTCCAGATGACCTCGTTGACTTTGACTTTGGAGTAAGCCGTGGCTTGGACCTATGCGGGTGATCCTGCCGCAAGCGCCCTTGCCAAAGTTCGGTTTTTGTGTGGGGATACTGATACAACGAATCAGCAAATCAATGACGCCGAGATAACATTTTTGTTGGCTGAATGGAATAATGATGCGTACACTTCTGCGGCGTTCGCGTGTGAGGCGATAGCAGGCAAGTATCAGAGCAAGAGCGACTATTCGCGGAGTGTTGGCGACCTTTCTATTTCGACACAGAATAATGCTTCGGCTAAAGGTTTTTTGGATAGGGCGGCTAGTTTGCGGGCTTCGGCTTTGCGGGCGGCGCCTCCTTCCCCTAATTGGGACGACGCGGGGTATCCGACTTCTTCGGAAATGTCTATTGGTATGGGTCGCAATGCTGGGGGTACGACGAGTGTTCCACCCGTCGCTAATTTCCCTGAATGACAATAGAGGCGTCCTTCCTTGAGTTGATGCCTTCGTCGGTTGATGTTAAGGCGGTAACTTCCACTGATGCGTATGGTTTGGTGACATATTCTGGGTCGGCGACAACCACTCGCTGTCGGATTATGCAAACTGGCAGGGTTGTCAAGTCGGCGGATAACCGTGATGTTTTCGAGGTTGGGACAGTCATTTTTTATGGCACCCCAACCGTCACGGTGAACTCTAAAATGACGCTCCCTGACGGGTCGGTGCCTCTAATTTTGTCTGTCCATGTGCATAACGATGAGGACGGGACGCACCATACAACGGTGTCGTTCGGTAACTGATATGGCTGTCAGACAGTTTGGCGTCCAAATGTTCGGGCTTGATGCGTTGCTGGAAATGGTTGAGGACACTTCCATTCAGTTGCCTGTGGTGATGGGGGAAAGTTTTTATAAAGAGGGGCAAGATATTTTGGCTGATTCCCGCGAGTTGGTACCGTTTTTGACGGGCGCCTTGTCTAGTTCTGGGCGTGTCCATGACCCTTACTATGTGGGGAACACGGTGGCTGTAGAGGTTACTTATGGCGGTTCATCTGGCGGCGGGGTGAATGTCAACTATGCGATCCCTCAGCACGAGAACGAAACCTTTGTTCATGCCGAGGGTAGGCAGGCGTTCTATTTGTTAGACCCGCTTCAGGAACATTTGCAGGGGATGGGTGTTCGGTTGTTGGCGAACGCTAGACATATCATTTCCCGCAACATTGCCCGACAAGTGCAAGAAGCCCAATCCGAAGAACGGGGCGAAGGGTAACACATGGCTATCTTGGATGCGTTGGCAATCCACCTTGCGGCAGAAGGTCAGGGGACGGTGGCGACAGACATTTTTCTTACCCGTACACCCGATACCCCTGACGCGGCTATCACTTTGTATGAATCCGCTGGTGTCGGACCTTCACAGGTTTTCGGGTCATCGGTCTATGCGATTGACCATCAGAGGATTCGGGTGGTTTGCCGTGCGGCACGGAACGATTACCCGTCCGCTAGAACTAAAGCAACCGCTGTCCGTAATGTGTTGGGTGCTGTCCGTGCTACAACCCTTTCAGGGGTTTCGATTCTTTCGATTCTGTCCACATCGGAGATTTATCCTGTGTCCCGCGACGGCGATGATCGTCCTCTTATCGGGTGTGATTTCACCGTATGGCTGGCGTAGACAACACCGAGATACCCGCTAACGCTTATGGCGGTGGGCTTTTAGAAGATAAAGAGCCTCGTTGTTGGCGGTGTAAGAAGATGCTCGCGATAACGGTGACCAGACCGTGGGTTATTATCTGTCATCGGTGTAAAGCAAAAAACGGGGCGTAGTCTTTGCCTTGACAGGCGATTTAGGGTAGGGTTTGGGGACGGTCAGATGAGCCTTGGGAAGGGCGAGTTGACAGGTTGAAAGAGAAAGCCCTGCGGGGTGACAAGTCCATCTTGTGAACACCTACATTCGGAGGTTAGCCGATGAAAAAGTTTTTTGTTGCCGCGTCTATAGCGGTTGTGTTGATTGTTGGTTTGGTTGTTGGAACGGTGAAATCGGTGGCTGTTGCCCCTGTGGTTGCTGTCGTTTCTGTTATCACTCCGTTGCCTGTCGTGACCGTAGCGCCTGTGGCTACGCCTGTTGCCCGCGTCTACAGGCATGGCGATGTGTCGTGGGTCGAGCCGTTGGCGCTCGCCGCGGGGTGGGAGCGGAGGCAGATACCGAGACTGTTACACATCATCCTCCGAGAAAGCGGCGGATGTCCCGACCGTATCGGCGGTTCGGTTGTCGATAAGAATTGCAAGTTCATCAGAATGTCCACGATGACTCATCCTTCGGATAGTGGACTTTTGCAGATCAATGGCGTCCATTGGAAGAAAGACCACGCCCAATATGCAGGGCTGATCTGTAAACGGATGGACATTTGCACCCAAGAACCTTTGCTTGATGCGTTCACCAATTTGAAGGCAGGCAGGTTGCTGTTCGATGTTGCAGGCTGGTCGCCTTGGTACATCCAACCCTCTAACTAAAGGGTCGTCTAGTAAGCCGTCGTGTCGGCGGAAGGTACTATCGGGACAGTTATTCGTGTCCTTGTGACCTCGGCATCGTCCATCCGTACCCTTGTGGTCAGGTCGGTATCGGGGTAGAGGGGCGCCCTATCAGGAGTTCAGATGCCGAAATATCTCGTAAAAGCAGGATTGGATTACCCGCCTAATCGTCGTGCTGAGGCAGGCGACATCGTGGATGACATCCCAGCCAAGTCAATCAAATGGCTTCGGGATCAAGGTTTGATCGAGCCAGCCGATGCGTCCGCCAAGGCTGAAGTAGTCAGTGATGTTGAAATCGACGAGCCAGTAGCCGTAAAGCCTGCGCCCGTTTCTAAGGTCGTCTATGCGACTGTCTCGGAGGATGAGTAATGGCTTTCATTCACGGTAAATCTGCTGTCGTTTTGCACGGCGCTTTCGATCTGAGTTCATTTTTGAACACCGCACAAGTGCAGTCCAGTGTCGCTTACGGTGACACGACCGCGTTCGGTGCTTCGGCGAAGGCATATATTGTGGGTCTTAAGGACGGGACTGTTTCGGCGTCAGGCATGTTTGACGGCTCCGCGTCAGCCGTGGACGAAACCCTTACAGCGTCTATCGGTTCGAATACTTTGTCGCCAGTAACCTTGGCTACGGCAGGAACGACTCTCGGCAATCGGGTCGCACTGTTGTTAGCCAAAACGACTTCATATCAGGTTTCGTCTCCTGTCGGCGATGTGGTTTCAGTTTCGTATGACGCTCAGGCTGACGGCGGAATCGACTACGGCGTTTCGTTAGCCGCTACCGCTTCGGTGAGTGCGACCACTACTGGTTCATCTTCAGACAACACGGTATCCACCGCTAACGGCGGTATCGCCCAAATGCATGTCACGGTTAATACCCGCGATGTGTCATCCATTCTAAAAGTCCAACACTCAGCCGATAACTCGGTTTGGGTTGACTTGGCAACATTTACCACGGTAGCAACCACGGTAAAAACTTCGGAACGAGTAGCAGTCGCGGCTGGCGTCACCGTAAACCGATACCTACGGGCAGTGAACACACTGTCCGCGGGGACAGGCGCAATCACTTATCAAATATCGTTCTCACGGAGGTAAATCATGGCATTCGTACATGGAAAATCAGCAACATTCAAGTTACACGACGCTTCAGCGTCTTTGGTCGATTACAGTCCTTATCTGAACAGCATTTCGTTCCCACGAAGCGTTGCCACAGCCGACACAACGACTTTCGCTGTATCGGGTTCAGCAAAAACTTACATCGTAGGTCTTTCAGATGCGACCATCAGCCTGTCAGGGCTGTTCGACGCGGCGGCTGACGCTACTTTGGCGGGTGTCCTTGGGTTCGCAACAGCACTCAACTTCGAATACGGACCAGCAGGTTCCACTACAGGGTTGGTCAAGTACACGGGGACATGTCTCATGACCTCATACCAGACTCAAGCCGCAGTAGGCGACGCAGTTCAAGCATCAGCAGACCTCCAAGTAACAGGGGCTATCACCCGTACAACTTGGTCGTGATGAGCCAACAGGCGCATCAGTAAACCACAAACCATAGGAGTAAACCGTGTCCCTTCGTGACCGCATATTTGCAGTAGATGACCTTCAACGCGAAATCCACAAGATTGAGCAATGGGGTTTAGATGTCGAAATCCGTGGAATGAGTGGTGCCGCTCGCGCCGCAATCATCCAAAACGCCGCATCCAACAATGGGACGCTCGACTTCGGGAAAATGATGCCCGAACTGGTCGTCTCATGCACCTTTGACCCCGTAACAGGCGAACAGGTGTTCGAGGAAAGCGACCTTGAAGCAATCATGACCAAATCGGGTGCCGCTCTAGACAAGATCACTACGGTCGCCATGCGACTGTCTGGCTTTGGCGACAAGGCTGTTGACGAAGCGGGAAAAGATTCCTCGTCAACACAGAACGGCGGTTCCTCTTCGATGTAGCGGAGAAGTTGGGGCGGACGGTAGCCGAACTTTTGTACGGTTCCCCCGCCCATCTCCCAATTACCTCTGCGGAAATAGTTGAGTGGGCGGCTCTATACAAATTGAGGGCTTACGAGGCGGAACAGGCACAAAGACCGTAGGAGGTGATTCATGGCAGAAGAAATGCAAGTTGGCATACAGTTCACTGCCAATACAGGGCAGGCTGTCAGTGGCATAAATCAGGTCGGCTCCGCCGCTTCGCAACTCCAGAATCAACTTTCCGCCACACATAAAAGTCTGACCGCTATCGGCGGTGTTGTCGGCGGCATGTCGGTGGCGATGATCGCGTTCGGCAAAAAGGCGTTCAATACCGCCGCCCGCGTATCTGAGTTGAAGGTTGCCATTGATGCGATAGGTGTGTCTACGGGCTTGGGCGCCAAAGCAATCCATGATGCCGCCCTAGAAATTAAAGGACAAGGCATTCAGATGGCGGTGGCACAAACAATGGCTATCGACTTCGCCAAAGCCAACATTGATGTCGCGCAAGCATCAAACATTGCTCGCGTCGCACAGGACTTGGCTGTTATCGCCCAAAAAGACTCTACGGACACAGCACAACTTTTGACCCGTGCGATCACTACAGGCAACTCGATGCTTCTCAAATCAGCGGGCATTACCGCCCAAGCATCAGAAGGTTACGCCGCCTACGCCGTCCAGTTACGCAAAAACGCCAACGACCTAACCGCCACCGAACGCCAGCAGGCAATGGTGAACCTCATCATGAAAGAAGGCACCCAAGTCGCAGGCGTTTACGAGGCGGCGATGCGCGAACCAGGAAAAGTTTTGCGGTCTATGCCCCGTCTGCTCAACGAGATTCAGGTTTCGTTCGGCGATGCGATTAAGGAAGGGTTCGGACCTGCTATCAAGGCGTCTTATGACCTGTTGAAAGCGTTCGCTGGAGCCACGGACGAGGGTGGCGCGTTCCGCCCGATCATCGACCAGTTAGGTATCGCGTTCAAAATGTTTCTTGCCCCCCTTACGGCTGGCATCAAAACTTTCTCGGCTTTCATTACGAACCTTGACTTAGGCAAAAAGGGGTTTGATGGGTTGGGTGTGACCATCTCTAAATATACGCCAATGATTTTGAGCCTCGCTACAGGGTTGTCTACTTTGGCAGGTAAAAACTTGTTGACGGCTATTGCTCCTGCGGGGCTACAAAAGTATTTGAGCATTTTGTCTCCAACGCTGATCGGTCTTGGGGTGTTGGTGTTAACGAACGAAAAGTTGCGGGGGAGTTTCGTCAAAATCTTGGTGGCGTCGAAGCCTTTGTTTGATGCGTTTATGAAGTTGGGTGCGGCGACGGCGATAGTCGCGCAGACAGTATTGGATATGGCGGCGGGGTTGGCGGACGGTTTGGCTGGGGCGCTGGCTCCATCGATCACCATGTTGGCGAATATGGTCAACGGTTTGGCGTCGTTGGCGGCGATTTTGGCGAGCAACAAAACGGTGGTGATGGCGTTTGTGAGTGCGATTGCGGCGTTCGTAATTATCCAAAAAGCAAAGTCTGAGTTTGGGCTGTTTGGGCAAGTGATTTCTGGGGTCGGCGGTCAGATGAGTACCGTCGGACAAATCTTTGCTTTAGAGTTCAAAAAGATTACGGCGTCTAGCGGGTCGGCGTTGACAGGTTTGGCGGGTGCCGCTAAGTACACCTTTGGGGGCATGGCGGCGACCTTTAAGGCGTCCATGATGTCGATGGCGGCGTCTCTCGGACCGATGCTTCTAATTACAGCCGCAGTGTTCGTTGCTGTCAAAGTGTTTACGATGTGGTCTGACGGGCAGAAGGTTGTCAAGGAACGCACCAAAGAGGTGTCGGATGCGATTAAAGAACAGGTCAAGGAATTAGGCAAGAACAATGAGGCGTTGGGCTTGTACCTGCAAAATGTGAACGGTCTCAGCACCGCGTTGACAGGGACAGGTGAGCAGGGTACCAAGTTGACGCTCGCGCTTCACGCGGTCGGTTTGGAAACAACGGATGCCGTCGCAACTCTCATGAAGTTCAAAGATAATGCGTTAGAAGTGTCTGAGGCTCTGTCAAAGGCAAGCGGCTTTACGGCTGGACAATCAAAGGGCATGGCGCTATTCGTTACGCAGTACAAAGGCGCAAGCGACGAAGTTATACGCGCCGCTTTCGCGCAATATGAGTTTACTGGTGCGATGAAAGCACACACTATCGCACTAATGGCGCTTCACGCCGTACAGCAACAAACGAACATCGCTGACATGGTTAAGGTTGCCTTGGATGCCACCTCCGCTATCAGCAAAGAGACCGCCGCAATAGTCCGCAACACGAAAGCACTCGTCGAAGCGGAATATGCCACCAGTGGCGTGATCGACGAAGATGCGAAGTATCTTGAGATAAACAGGCGGGTGGGCATCGCTATCGCGGCTGTGGCGGCGGCTCAGGATAAACAAGTAGAGGCTTTCACAAAAGGTCCAGGTCCTGTCAGCGGGATGATCGACCGTCTGAAAGAGTTCAAAGCCGCCAACGAGGGCGTGATACCGACCGTTGAACAGTTGAAGTCATCGATAATGGGGTTGACGGCTTTCAACGAATACACGGACAACAAACTGATTTTTGAGCAACGCAAACAGTTGCAAGGTTTGGTAGACGAAGTTGGCGCGGCGAAGGGAAACTTTGATTCTTTGACTGCGGCGGGGGTCAATTTGGCGGACGCCATCGGCGAAAACGCCGCCAAAATGGACAAACTTGGCAAGTCGTCGGCAGATGTCGCCGCGCACACAATGGTAATGATCGACCGTTTCGCTGAAGCGGCAACACAGGCGAACTTCACCAAGGCAGAGATTTCGGCGATCATTGAGGCGATGGGCTTGCTGGACGGCTATGAAGCCAGAATCAAAATCACGCTTGACATAGCAAGGTTCACGGAACAGTTGAAAGCGGTCGTTGCGGCAATGGGGGCTGTCGCGGGAACCGATTCTGATTGGGCTTCAAACCTTCAACGACAAGCGGGCGGGCTACGGGAGCGCATTAAGGAATTAGAGGCAATCGCGACCGCATACGACACCATCAACGGAGGCATGAAGCGCATCGTCCCCAACACGAACGCCGCGAACGCCGCCGCCAACAAGTTAGAGAAGTCGATGGACAAACTGCGGACGGCTATCGTCAAAGTGGTTCAGGACGCCTTAGACGAGGCACAGAAGAACCTAGATAAGTTGAAAGGAAAACTGGACGCCCTCACCTCCGCTACAGACAATGCGATCTACGGGTCACTAGATTTCGCTGGGGCGCTCGCCAAAGCAACCCAAACCGCTGACGAAGCAAACGCCAAAATTGATGCCCTCAAAGAAACACAGATAGCGTTCGCCGCCTCTGTCGCCGACTCAATCATGAACACCCTGTCGTTCAGCGATGCGTTGAAGTCGCAAGCCGATTTCGCTGATCTGGTAACGAAAGCCAACGACGAGGTGACGAAAGCCAATGAGGGCGTGGTTGACGCTCAACTAAAAGCGGCTGACGCCCAGACCGCCATTAACCAAGCGTATGAGGACTTCGATAATGCACGGGGGCGTAAACAGACTTACGCGGCTATAGACGCCATCAATAAGGCTATCTTGGACGCCCAAAAGCCTGTATCTGAGTTGACTTTGGCTCAGCAGAAGTTGGCTGATGCGACTGCCGCCGCCGTCACACAGCAGGCGAAGCAAATATCGTTCCTTGATTTGTTGCAGGCTCAGGCTGATAAGGCTAAGGGTTTCGGGGCGAAGTTGTCTCAGTTGGTTGGCTTAGGTTTGACCCAAAAAGGTTTCGAACAGTTGGTTGCGGCGGGTGCCGAGGCTGGGACGAAGATGGCGGATGAGTTGATTGCGGGCGGGACTGTTGCTGTGTCTCGGACTAATGCGTTGTTTGAGGACATCGCGTTTGAGGCGACGAAGGCTGGGAAACTTGCTGGGGACAAGTATTTTGACATCGGTAAATATGTGGGTGTCGAGTTCATTACGGCGTTGGCGGCACAGGCGAAAGATGTTGTTAGGTTCTCGGACAAGGTTAAAGAGTTGTTGGCTCGTGGGCTGTCGGCAGAGAACATTATCCAAGTTTTGAACGCTGGTGTCGAGGCTGGCACAAAGATTGCTGATGCGTTGTTGGCTGGCGGTAACGACCAGTTGATCGCTGAGGCGAACTCGATTAACAAGAATCTGGAAAAGATTTCAACCGATCTGTCTAAGCAGTTGGGCGACCATTTTTACGCGACAGGCATTTCGTTGGGTGAGCGGATTGTCGCAGGTTTGAAGAAAGAGTTGGAGCGTCTCGCCGACACTCTGCCTGACATCAAAACTGTGGCAGAGTTGCAAGGCATCCTTGACAAACAGCCAGCGACGGTCGCAGGGATAGTTGCTGGTGCGACTGAAGCCGCCAAGTCGCCCGTGACACCGAGCGCGAAAACTGGTTTGTATGGCTCGTTTATGCAAGCGGTTCGGATTAAGCACCCGAACAGCCCTGCCTTCTTGGGCGATACCCCTGTGAAGGATGCGAAAGCACAGTTCCCAGCCCTGTACGCCCAATACAAGGCGGCAGGTTTGGCGTTGGCGGAGGGCGGAATCATAAAATCGCCCATGATTCGTTTACTCGGTGAGGCGGGTCCAGAGGCAGTAATCCCTCTCTCAAAAATGGGGGACATGGGTGGCGGGACGACAATCAACTTGACGGTCAACGCAGGTTTGGGTGCGGACGGGCGTGTCATCGGAGATGTCATCGTGAACGAGTTGATTAAGTATCAGCGTCGCAACGGCAAAATACCTGTAAAGACTCTCTAATGGCGCAGGTAATGCCTTGGGGTGGTACCTACAAACTTATCGGCGAACTGTCCACGCCGACGAACGCTTTCACACTCGACAGCGCATCGTTGGGTGTGTTGGACGGCAACAATTATCTGAACGGGCGCGTAACCGACGATTTAACTGACCGCGTTTTGAACATCGAAATTAGCCGCGGGCGTAATGACCAGTTCACAGATTTTCAGACTGGCACAATGACTTTGACCCTTGCGAACAATGACCGCGAACTTGACCCCGTGAACCAGTCATCAAGATTTTGGGACCCTGTAACTTACACTTCAGGGGTTACGATCCGCCGAAAAATGACTTTGTATTATGGGGATACACCCATTTTCACTGGTCGGATCGCGGATGTGGACATCGCGTATGAACCAACTTCGTCGCCGAATACCCGTTCCACGGTGGTAATCGATGTCGTGGACGACTTCAACCTTTTAGCGAACATATATTTGGAGACATATAACCCTACTACCCAGTTGTCAGGGGCGCGGGTGAACGCTATTTTGGCGCTTGCCGAAGTCGCCTACGCGGGCGCCACCAATATCGCGGTTGGAACTATCTCCTGTTTGGATGACCCTATTGCCGATCAGACACGGCTGTTGGATGCGTTGCAGGCTGTGAACGCGACTGAGCGTGGGAGCATGTTTTACGAGGGTGACGGGACATTGGTGTTTACGAACCGTTTGACAGGTTCTCCTGTTTCGCCGAAAGTATTTGCCGATGACGGCACAGGACAGTCCTATGCGACGCAATCCATTGTTTACGGGCAAGAAAACTTGTTTAACCGTATCACCGCCATCCCTATCGATTCTCTCACCCCAGGGTTTGCGGAAGATTCGGCTAGTCAGGCTAGTTTCGGGATTTTAGGCATGTCTTTGAGCGGACTGTTATGTTCGGACGCTGTTGCACAGACTTTAGCAGAATACATTTTGAGCCTGTTCAGCACTCCTTCATACCGTTTCGACCAGATGGGCGTCGTTTTTGTTGGAAACAACATTTCGGTTGCCAATCAGCAAACGATCATAGATTTAGAGTTGGGTGACGCAGTGCGCGTCGTCAAAACTTTTGCTACAGGTTCACCAACCAAGATATATCAGAATGTGGTGATTGAACACATCCAACATTCGATCAGCCCTCAGCAACACAACATCAGTTACAGGTTTTCCCCCGCATCTTTCACCACCTATGCGAAGACCGCTACAGGTTCAGGTACAGGTTCGGCGGCGGCTGACGGATACAAGATTGTCCTCAAAACGGCTTCAGGCACAGGCGGGGCAACCGCAGGGGATGAGGCGGTTGGTCTGCATATCGCGCCACGGGACGCCACAGGCACGGGTACAGGCACACAGACCGCTGAAGGGCTTCACACAGCCATCAGGACGGCTACAGGGGACGGTTCGGCTACCGCAGGGGATACCGCTATCGGACTCCACATCGCCCCTAGAACGGCTACGGGAGACGGCACAGGGTCATCTACCGTCACGGTGCTTCACACGGTCTACAGGGACGCCACAGGCACGGGTACAGGCGGGGCGACGGCACTCAGGTTGCTCACAGCCTTCAGCACCGCTACAGGCACAGG